ACAAGAATGATCTTTTTCATATAGGTATATTTAATATTGAAAGTAAAATTATCAATTATTTGTGAGCTTTAACTTTTTTATAACAATCCAAAACAGCTTCAAATGGAGTATTTCCCTCACCCCATTGTCCATTGTGTCCGTAATCAAATTCAAGCGAATCATTACAGGCCCCGTATTCGCAAACATGTTCGGCTTCGATTCGTTGTCTTTCGGAAAACCTTACAATGGAATATCCTTTAAAAAACACCAAGTAAATTGCAAATAGTTTCATTTCTCCTTGTTTTTGCGATTTAACTTTTCTTGAATAATCCAAAGAACGTAATTTGATACAGTTCGACCGTTGTCTTTTGCTGCCTGTTTAAGCCGTTCCTTGTCCTCTTTGGGAATACGGATTGATATGTATTCGGTTTTCATATTATTTGTGCTTTTATTTTTAAATGTCTTAAAACTTCAATTAATTCCGAATCCGTGTAATTTTGCGCTATTTCCTTAGAAACGCAATTATGGTTCATTGCTATCTCTATTACTCTTTTGCGGCTTATAGATATTTTTCTATTTTTTTTCATGGAGTTATGTTTTAAGGGGCCTTTTGGCCCCGGTTGTTTTTACATTTGCTTTGCTGCCTGAATTAACATCCTTTCGAAATCGCCATTCTTTAATGCAATGGTAGCCTGTTTTGTTGCTTCCTTTATTGTCATTCCATTAACATCTACAAAAGTGCGGATTAACTTAATAAAGCAGTCCATCATAAACTGAAATTCTTTCTTGGTGTTTGCCGTTGCTTCCATTTTGCTTTGTGTTTGATGATGTAAAGATACAACAATGTAACACCCTAAGTCAAGTAAATAATTCTGCCAACATATGACAGTTTGGCAATTTTCCCCCAAAATCATTAGGTTGCCTTTAGTAAAGTAACGGTTTACTTTTGTAAGCTGAAACATTACTATATGAGTAAGCCTCATTTACGGATAGCCTTTAATTCAGCAAAAGACGAGCTGACTATTGACGTTGAGGGTGTTATAGGTGAATCATTCGATTGGTGGACGGGCCAGAAAGGTACGACCAAAGAACAGGTAGCCGAAAAACTCAAAGAGATTGCAAATTCCAGAGCCTCTTCAATTCTCGTAAACATCAATTCTTACGGAGGCGACGTAAATCACGGTATTTCGATTCATGACATGCTGGCCGAACATAAGGCCAAAGTTACCACAGTTGTACATGGACATACCGCCAGCGCAGCCACGATCATTTCACAGGCCGGGGACACCCGCAGGATGTCCAGTAATGCTTTATTCCTGGTACACCGGGCCAGCGCAATGGCAATCGGCAATGTAAACGACCTGGACCTTATTTCCAGCGACCTGAAAAAATGCGATGAAACCATTGCAGGCATTTACGCTAAGCGCACCGGGAAATCACAGGCTGAAATGACCGCTATCATGGACCGCTACAACGGCCAGGGCGAATGGTTAACGGCTAACGAGGCAAAAGACTTAGGCTTTATTGATGAGGTTTACGAACCCATGAAAGCCGTTGCAATGGTTGACACATTTACCGCAATGGGACTGCCTGAAATTCCAAAAGACAAATTAAAAAATACCGATATGAATGCTGACAAAAAAACCGTGTTCGCATGGTTCAAAGAGTTTGTAAAAACCAATTTCGGAAAGGACATTGAGGAGCCGACACCGGACCCAGTTCCAGCAGTTGATCCGCCTGCCGACCCTTCCCCTGCACCAGAACCCACGCCTAAACCTACCACGGAACCGACACCTACCCAGGCCCCCGAGCCTTGTGCAATCGTTAATGAGGTGGTATTGAAGGATATTAAGGAAGTTCAGGACACTTTAACGGATTTGACCACACAGAACGAGGCAAAGGCCATTGAAATAACCGATTTGAAAGCTAAGTTACAGGCCGCCCAGGATGAAATTACAAAACTAAAAGCCGGCCCGACTATGACATTTCCCAGGGATGATCCCTTTACCGATCAGAGCAACCTGAAAAGCAACGAGGTTTCATCTGAAGCAAACGCAGCGAATTTAAGAGGAGATAAATAACCAAAAATAAACATTACTAAAAAAGAATCACAATGGCAGCTTTCATCACAAACGGATCAGAATACCATGGCAAAGAAAACATGGATATCAATATCCGTCCAAGGTTTTTCGGAACCGCACCCCAGGCAATGGGTATCCGGGTTATTGACGCCCAGGGAGCCAGCTCTGTAAAACTTACCTTCTTTGGTAAGATCAAAAAAATTCTCATGCCTTATGTCGCAGGTTTCCAGGGAGGGACAGCCGCTTCTAAATATCAAAAGAAGTTGACCCTTGTTGAATTCAAGGCAGAGAACGAATACGACAAGCATGATTACGCCAACATGATCTTAGAGCAGATCGTAAATAAAGGCGGAATCAATCAGAACGACATTACCGGTACTGATGTAATGACAGCTGAACGGACGGTATTTTTCGACGCTGTTACAGCCGATGTGTTTGCAAATTTCTGGCTTGGAGATACCGCCAAAACTCACACCCATGCAGGGACTTATCCTGACGGTTCAACCGCTTACGCAGCAGGGGAAGCTGACAAGTTTTACAATGCTCAGAATGGTATTTTAAAGAATATCCAGACTGATGTGTACGAAGCCTATGTCAGCAAACAGACCACCATTACAGGCTGGAACCAGACCACTTACCCGGTTCTTTACCTCACGGAATCAGGCGGGACGGTTTACGCTTATGAAAGCGCAGCCAAACGTACCGGGGCTGTTGGAACAGATAAACTCTTTTCCTTCACGGCAACCAACGGGACCTATCCTTATGTTGCAACCGTTACCGAGCTTAACAGCTCTGGATTTGGTGGAACGGTAACGCTTGAAAAAGCATGTACCTCAGGAGTATTTGAACTTCATTACAATCAGTCGGACTACATTACAAAACTCGACCTTCCAGCAGCCTTAACAACCGACACAGCCGAAACCTACATGAACCGTTTGTTCAGAATCGCAACCCCCGAACTGAAAGCCCTTAAAGATGCCGGCTTGCTCCGCTTCTATGTAACAGATTCGATTCTGTACAACTATGAAGATACCTTGAAATCCGGTGTAACAGAAAGCGCACGTAATGCGATGATAGACGGGGTTTCACGGTACACCTGTAACGGTATTCCTTTAATTCCGATGAAAATAGATCAGTTGATCGAGGAAGATTTTGCTACCACTTTCCCGAAAGATTGGATCATCCTGTCGACACCGGAAAACTTCTGCCTGGTTATCAATGGTACCAGCAATTTCAGCGAAACCCGTTTCTGGTTTAATCCTGATCTGAACGTAAACCGCCAGCGCACTCAGTTTGAGACCGGATATAATTACATCCTTCCTGAACTGGTTGCTGTAGCTTACAAAGCATAGTCAAACATGGGAGGGGTAAAACCCTCCCTTCACCCTAAAAATAAGGAGAAAAAGATATGTCATTAGCAGGATTTGCCAGAACATGCGGGCTTCAGTCGGGAGGGGTTAAACGGGTTTACCTTGTTGCCGTACCCGATATAGCCAGCCTTACCCTGGTTTCGCAGACCTACACCGCCGCTACAATGGAAGCCGGCAAGGTGTTTAAAATGTATGAATTTGAGCCTGATACCTGTGAATGGAAGGAAGAGGTCAAGATCACTAACAATTGTATTGAGATCACAAAGACCCTGGATTTCGTTCTCGCCAAAATGTCAACCGCAGGCCGGGCCGTCGTTTCTGAAATTGCCCTTGCTTCAGCTTGCGGAATGATTGCAATTGTTGAAGATAACAACGGGACTAAATGGGTTCTCGGATATACCGAGAACTTCCTTAAACTTCGTCCGCTTCAGGTCGAATCAATCGCAGGTGGAACCGGAAAGAAACTCACCGACGCTTCGCAGTATGTGTTTACGCTAAAATCAACCGATAACGAACCTTGCCGGGACTTCTCCGGTACCGTTCCTATTATTTAGGATATGGCAAAGCAAGCGAAAACAGGTAACAGCTACCGTATAAAACCGGGATATGAAGGTAAAGACGTTTGGACACCCCTACCGGATTACCCCCGTCCGGATGGGGCAAAGTTCAGTTTAACCAGCGATCTTGACCAGGTTGATCTGGCCTTCTTGGCCGAGGTAGTAATGTATGAGGGTGTAGAGCAGGTTTCATAAGTTCAGGTTAACGATTATTCATAAAGAGGGGGATTGTTTGAAATACAGCAACCCCCTTTTTTAACAGCATTATGAGAAAGCCCAGAGTATTAAATTTTTCTTCTTCAGCTGATCCCTACATGACCATTTCGGGCGGGACTTCAATAGGCTTGCAATACTGGAAATGGGGTTCAGATAATCTTTGGCCTAAAGCAATTGCAATAGTGAACCGCAAATCAACGGTACACCGGGGAATCTTAAATAACAAGGCCCGGTATATCTCTGGCAAGCAAATGATATGCGACGAGAGGGAAAAGGATCTTGCTGCATTTATTTTGGCCTGTAATTCCAAAGATGAAAACCTTCAATCTCTGGTCCGTAAGGTAAAGTTTGATCATCATAGTTTTGGTAACGGATTTATTGAGGTTGTAACCAATAGCCGGAAATCTTTTATCATGCTGTTCCACCAGGATGCAACCAGGGCCAGGCTACAACGGGATGATGATCCTGCAAAAGATAAAAAATATGTGTTTTTTCATCATGACTGGACGAAATACTATTCAGAAAAAGCAAGGGTAAAGAAGATCCCTATTTATCCGGTATTTGAAGATACGGAAAAAGACGGGACGCTAAGATCAATCATTCACATCAAAGATTATGAGCCTGAATTTGAAAATTACGGGCTGATGGATTGGGCCGCCGGACTTGGAATATCTGCCATTGCTTACAAAACAGATAAATGGAACATTTCACGTCTGGACAATTCTTTCAATAACTCAGGGGTGTTAATAGTCCCGGATGAATTTGAAGATGATAAGGCATGGGAAGAGTTTACCAACGAATTTGATAATAAGTTCATAGGCGAAGGCAAGCAGGGTAAAATACTGCTCATGGCCCGCAAACCAGGTCAGTCAGACAACGACGGCTCAAAACTGATCTCCGTCAATCAGTCAACCGAGGGAGACTGGGTAAATCTTCACTCCCAGGCCAAAGATGATTTAATTGTGGCTCATAATTGGTTCAGGTCCCTATCTGGTCTGGCTGATAATACCGGGTTTGATACCAAACGAATTTTAAATGAATATGAAGTTGCCCTGAATACGGTAATTCTGGAAGAACAGCAGGGGATATTGAACTTGCTTCGCAATGTTCTTGGAAACATCATGGGCTGGGATTGTACTTCACTTAGCTTTATAAACAAGCCACCGGTAACTGATAAGCCTATTTACATGAAAGTTTGGGAAGCCCGTAAAGCCGACGGGTTGGATTATGATGAAAACGACCAGGGACAGCAGATTTACCTGGCCGCGCTCACCTCAAAAAGTACAACCAATACGGAAGGAGCTGTAAAATGACATTGCTTGTAACCGCAGCTGAAGTTATTACACTGGCCTTTCAGGATAAAAACCTATTGGCTGCAAAGATAAAAGATGTATTTATCGAAGCCGCGCAGGAAAACTTTTTAAGATCCTGGCTCGGAGATAATCTGTACGAAGACCTGATTAAATCAACTCCGGCGGGAGATAATAAAACGCTGGTTGATTCTTACCTTAAAAAACCTCTGTCTTTTTTTATAAAATATACCGTTCTGCCTGAATTGGTAGTAAATGTAAACAATACCGGGGGCCAGGTTATTCAACCTGGTGGAACTTTGGCAGCCAGCGACAAACAAACCGGCATGCTTCGTGAGCAAAGCAAGGATATTGCCGAAACCCTGATGCGTAATGCAATCCGATTTATTAACGCAAACCCGACAAAATATCCATTATACGAAAATGATACAACTCAACGGACCTATTCTAAAAAAGTAATCGGGGGAATTGTTTTTTAAAACTTTAAAAATTAATTATATGAAAAAGTATCTTGTTCTTACGGCGGTTTTCATCGCCCTTACTATCAGCACCCTGGCGCAAACCTGGTATTCCGCGCTGAATGATATTCGCGGCGTTCAAATATTAACAAACGGTGTGACCATTGGATGTTATGCGAATAACGCTTTATATAAATTCAATACAGCGTCCACCTCAACAGATAACGGCACAACCGTCATAAAGCCGTACAGTGTTGCAAATGCAAGCGCAGGGAGGTGGGAGAGGCAGCGAATTTTATCTGTCATTGGTACCGGGGCAAGTGGAGTTTCGCTGGGTGACAGTAACAAAACAGCAGCAGGAAATTACGTCACCCGTAAAAGATTGGACAGCGTGGCCGCAATCACTCGGTCAATTTCAGCAGTTCCGGGATTACAAGACAGCCTGACAAATCGTTATACCAAAGCGCAGACCTTAACGGCATTTGAAAATGCTTACGCCCAGGGATTGCGCTGGGATCAGAGCGCAGACACTTACACCCGTCTCGGTTCGATTGCAGCAGCCACAAAAGGGGTAAGTCCCGGAAACTCGGCTTTGCCTATTCAATCTTTAATGAAAGGCTGTTTGCTAACAGACAACGGAGTGGTAAATTACTACCTTAACGCCACCAATTGGACGTTAAAAGCCAATGGCGATGCTTCTGTTCTGACAGGTGCTGACGGGCAGGTAATGGTTCAGATTCCCAAGTTTTATGTCAAATACGTTAACGTCGGCAATACAATCGAATGGTGGATTTCGCTTTACCAATTACCGGGATATTCAGTACAGAATGCTTTCATAAAAGACGGCGTTGAGGTAAATTACAGGTACTTCGGGGCTTACGAAGGTGTGCTGTGGGATGCAACTACTGATAGTACGTACAGGGATTACAAGGCCGGGGTGACGATCAATACAAGTACCGATAAACTTTCTTCTGTATCTGGATTTCGCCCCGTAACGAATATTACAAGGGCTGGCGCAAGGGCGATGGCCGCACGAAGGGGTACGGGTTGGAGGCAGCAGGATTATGACCTGACTAATGCCATTCAAATGCTCTTCATTGTTGAATATGCTACATTCAATTCTCAGTCAATCATGTCGGGTATTACAAACGTGTCCGGTTGGGATACCTATAACAACTATTATCCGATTGTAGCAACCGGACTTGGAAACAGTATCGGAAATGCGACCGGACAGAACGCAGCAGCAGCCAGTACGTCATGTGCTACTGTGGCCGCAGCAGGTTATTCAAGATACCGGGGAATTTCAAATTTCTATGGACACATAAACAAGGCCGTGGATGGGTTCAATATCAATGCAAACGTGCCTTATGTAAGTAACAATTCAGCGGTTTGGGCTGATGATACCAGTGTAGGGTATGATTATCTTGGCGTTACCATGCCTTCATCGGACGGCTGGCAAAGTACATTGGTTAATTCGTCGAGGGTAATGCTTCCTGCAACAGTAGGGGCAGCATCGACCACGAAGATCACGGACTACTATTATCAAAGTACAGGGTGGAGC